GAAAGCAAACCGTAAGGACAAAACCGATGGTATGTCCCAAAAAGCAGTTAATGCTTATAAGCGTGAGAATCCAGGTTCCAAACTAAAAACTGCAGTAACTGGTAAAGTTAAGAAAGGAAGCAAGGACGCAAAGAGACGTAAGTCTTTCTGCGCTCGTTCTGCTGGTCAAATGAAGAAGTTTCCTAAAGCGGCGAAGAATCCAAACAGCCGTTTACGTCAAGCTAGAAGACGGTGGAAGTGCTAAATGCCAATCTCAAGAGCCTCTATGAGGCAACAAATGAAAGGTAATAGGATGCCGAAAACAAGATTTATGCGCGATATGGCGAAGGGAGTTAAAAAAATTCCTGAAGGCGCAATAAAAACAAAGAAAAAACCAAAGCTAAAAAAGAAAGCTGGCGGCGGTAAAGTAATAAAAGCAAATATGGGCAAGCTGTTAGAGACAGTTTCTCCAGCGTACAGCATTATGAAGGGCAAAGGCCCAATATCAGACGCCTTTAGTGGTGCTGGTGGAATGGGTCTAGGCGGCATTCTAGGTATGCTTGCTAAAGGTCAAAAGGGCAAAAGAAAAGGCATGGAAGCCGAGCAAATGAAGCAAATGCAAAGAATGTACGGCGGCGGTGCTGTGAAAAAGAAGCGTGACGGAATTGCATCTAAAGGCAAAACAAAAGGCACTGTTAGATAATGGAGAAAAAAACTGTTACAGCGCCAAAAGGGTTTCACTGGATGAAGCATGGCTCTGGTTACAAGTTAATGAAAAATCCTAAAGGCGGCTTTAAGGCCCATAAGGGGGCAAGTGTAAAAGCTGTTTTTCCTGTGCAGAAGGTTCATAGATGAGGCGAAATTATAAAAGCGAATATAGAAATTATCATTCGTCTACAGAGCAAAAGAAACGCCGTGCCAGTAGAAACACAGCCCGCAGGAGATTGACTGCGGCAGGCAAGGTAAAAAGAGGCGACAAAAAAGATGTTGCACACAAGAACGGCAACCCTAAAGACAATCGTAAAAGCAATCTTAGGGTGGTCGCTAGAAATCTTAACAGGTCTTTTCCAAGGACTAGAACAGCGAAGAAGGTAAGCAGGAGGTCATAATGTACGTTGGTAGCTCAAACGGATATGCTGTTCCCGTTTACAAAACTAGCGACAGCACAACCAGAACAAGAGTTCACTGTGGCAACTGTCCACGATGCAATGAAAAGTTAGTCACCGTGTTTGTGCATGGGCATGAGCAGTGTTCTAAATGTGGTTCAGTTGTACATGATTGCTGTCAAGGAGAGAGAGCATGAGAGCGGCAAAGATGATGTGCGCCAAGCGTAAAAAGCCAATAGCCATGAAGAGGGGTGGAAACCCAGTGGCTAAAAGATTATCTGACCCCAAGTTCAAGCCAAAGGTTGTAAAGCCAAAGAAAGGTAAGGGGTCTTACTCACGGAAGGGCAAAGCCCTTCCTATGTCATCTGGGGGCAAAACAAAGTCAAAAGTAAACGAGGCTGGAAACTACACAAAGCCGGGTATGAGAAAGCGTATTTTTAATAGAATTAAAGCGGGCGGAAAGGGCGGCGCTCCGGGACAGTGGTCAGCAAGAAAAGCGCAAATGCTGGCTTCTGCTTACAAAAAGGCAGGGGGCGGCTATAAGAATTGATGACTAGAATATTGGACTCGAAAAGGGGAGTGTTAAAATATAGGTAAAAAGGTTTTGTTGAAATGGTGGTCGCAGAGGCTCTCGCAGGAATCGCACTGGTTAAAAGCGCAGTCGATGGTATCAAGTCAGCTATCTCAACAACAAACGATGTAAGGTTAATAGCTGGTCATGTGGACAAATTATTACAAGGTCGTGATGAAGCAAACAAGGCAAAGCGTGACGCATCAAATGACCCATTTAGCGTTAAGTCCATAGCAGAGGAAACTATTAATGCAAAACTGGCAGAAGAACACTTAGATGAAATGCGTAGCCTTATTGATATGAGATTTGGACACGGAACTTGGGCGGGCATAATAAACGAAAGAGCGAGAAGAATTAGAGAGGCAAAAGAGGCTGAGGAACAGGCCAAAAAAGAAATGATGAAAAAGAAATTGCAGTTTGAGGAAACAGTGGAGACAGCCGTAATGGCTTTTCTTGCAATAGGTTTCATGGTGGTGGCTCTTTTAACTGTGATATACTTTGCTACAAGGGGATAAATATGCCGTTGAAAAAATCACAAAGAAGCCTAAAGGCTTGGACGAAACAAAAATGGAGGACTAAAAGTGGTAAGCCATCGACACAAGGTCCGAAAGCAACCGGGGAAAGATATTTACCTGCAAGCGCCATTAAATCCTTATCGCCGCAAGAGTACGCGGCAACAACCCGTGCTAAACGAAAAGCAACTAAGGCTGGTAAGCAATTCGCCAAACAGCCTAAAAAAATACGAGCTAAAGTGAAGCCGCACAGAAAGGTCAAATAATGTCTGTAGTAACACCAGACCTACCAGAACTATTTGATGAAGCGTTTGAACGCGCAGGGCTTCAAATGACAACTGGCTACGACCTTAAAACAGTTAGGCGTAGCCTTAACCTATTAACATTGGAGTGGCAGAATCGTGGGCTTAATCTCTGGACCATTGACGGGGGTACTTTATCTCTTACGTCAGGCACAGCAACTTATGCTATGCCTACAGACACTATTGACCTCATTGAACATCAAATTAGAACGGGTACGGGTACGAATCAGGTGGATACGAATTTGGAGCGTATCAGCGTTTCAACGTATGCTCAACAATCTTCAAAGAACACTCAAGGACGCCCCTCTCAAATATTTGTTGACCGTCAAGCAACGGCTGTCAATGTTACTCTCTGGCCTGTTCCGGACGATAGCACATATACTCTCTCGTATTACCGCCTTCGTGGAATCTCTGGCGTCTCGTCTGGGATAGGAACGAGTGCAGATGTACCGCCACGGTTTATTCCGTGTCTGGTATCAGGTTTGGCCTATTACATTGCTATGAAGAGGCCAGAAGTGGCGGCGCGTGTGGCTCCGCTTAAACAAGAGTATGAGTTTCAATTCGAGCTTGCCGCAGGGGAAGATTCGGACTCATCATCAATTAAGTTCGTGCCATACGACACGTTTTATTTAGGAGGCTAATATGCCAATTAAAGTTAGACCAAAAGGTGAGAAGAAGAAGAAGTTGCCAAAAGCTCCCCCTTCACGCCCTCGTCACGCAAACCCAAAGCACCCAATGAACGCAGAGCGTACAGGCCCACTTCGCAAGAAGAGTGGTGGCGCAACAAAAAAGAAAGTGCCAACACCCAAGCCACTAAGAAAGGCAATGAAGGAAAAGTTTGAAGAAAACGTAAGAGATGCAAACTTTGGCGCTCCTAAAAGCGGCAAAGGCACTCTAAATGACCCAGCTAAAAACAGCGTGACTCTCAAGAGAAGAGCATTCAACAAAACTCTAAAAGAGAACCCAAAAGCAGTAAAAAGGTTGAATAAAATGGCTAAAAAATCAAAGACCATGAAGTCTGGCGGTAAGCTAAAGATGGTGGAAAAAGACGGCAAGAAGGTTCCGTTCTTTGCCGCAGATGGTATTGGCAAGATGAACAAGGGTGGTCCTGTAGAGGTAAGGAAGGGCATGACCTTATCTCAAATTGCAAAGGACAATAACACCTCAATACAGGCTCTTCTTGCGGCTAATCCTAGCATTAAAAACGCTAATGCAATTCGCATAGGGCAAAAGATTAAAATGCCTAAAGCAGGTAGCGTTCCGGGCAATACCAAGACTAAAAACCCATACGCCCGTATGTCTCAAACTCAAATGAACATGATGAGGTCTAAAGACAAAGGACAGCAACGCGCAGTAACTAGCGCTATGCGTAATGAAGTTAAGAATACTGGCGCTCAAACTTCTCCAACTCCCAAGAAAGCTAAAGCTGTAAAAGACTCTCGTTCTGCTGTTTCAGAAGCAAAGAAGAAAGAGTTGATTGCTAAAATGAAGGCAGACAAAGCAAAGAAGCCAAAGAAGAAGTCTTTGCTGTCTAGGCTGTTTGGCGGCAACAAAAAGAAACCAGCCGTGCCGTCTAATGAT